GCAGGGGCAGCAGGGGCAGCAGGGGCAGCAGCCACAGCTTTGGTGGCAGCCGCAATCTTGCGCACCTTCTTCTCCTTGATAGGAGAAGCTACAACAGAAGGTACGACCTCAGGTACGACCTCAGGTGCGACCTCAGGCACGACCTCAGGTGGACAGAGAGACCGTAGTTCATCGGCAAGGGAAGTAGGAAGAAGATTATTGGTATCAAGGCATAGAATAGCCTTGGCAAGGAGAGAAAGGGAGGAGGACATTGGAATGAATGGAGGATGTAGGAAGAGGAGGCACCATTCTCTTATCCGCTAGGCAGTCCCTCAATTTTTTCCTAGAATCTATATAAGATATGAAATCATTTATAGATACTATAATAACAAATATTCCAATAGTATTAATTGTTCTTGTATTTATATTTTTAATATTAAGCGAGTTCGCAGGCGTGTGTATTAGTTTTGATAAAATAGGAGAGATGCTCAGTGGTGTTATTGTAGGACATCAAGTCAAGGTATTAGGATAAAAAATGATGGACCGCCCCACATTCATCATAAAGCATTACTTCTATAATGAACACCGCCGTGCCCGATACACTTATTCGTGCCTCCGTTCAAGGTATTGTTTATTTAATTAACTCGCAAACGGGTGACGTCTACACGTATAATCCTGAAGCGCCAACCTATATCGGACAACTTGAACGTATTCCAGATACCGATAAGCATCTCATGTCCAAACAAAATGGTTGCCTTCATTACGCCAAGGTGAAGTATCGCGATGATATTCGCGAGGTGATGGAGCGCCTACGCACGACCGCTTGAAAAAAATGAGATTCACACGCCGCAAACACAAAATCGCCAAAATGGACCAACAGATTGAAGATATCTTACGCCAACGCAAACTACTGCTGTGGCGTAAAATACTAGAAACCTTTCCAATTGAACAGAAATATCGTGATATTATTACGAAGAAAATCCTCCCAACACAGGCGGGAGATTTGCGGCAGTATACTGTGCCGCCAAAATCCGACGCTCCGCGCGATAATATGACATCTGCTCCTCATTGCTCTGAAATTGATACGTAAATGTGCTATGCATAATGTTATATGAACTTACAAATGTATATATAGACATATCCGCATTGTTTTCTATTTTTTGACCCTCGGTTAACGGTGGAACTGTATTCGTTTGGGGAGGCACTTGGGAGAATCTCGGCGGTCCAGTTGTCAGATTATTTGTCGGTATAGGAGCAAGTGCCACTGATTGAAAAAACGTCGCCGGTATATACGGATAACGAAGTGTATGAAGTTGCTGTCCATTACGATAATCGGTCGCTTCCTGATTGCTCGCAAATACATACCAATTCGGCGCCCCACCTTTTAGAATATTCAAGTAGATTGCAAAATTAATCGCCTGAACACGATTAAAAGTATCCCACTGCCGTTGTAAGGTAAGCAGGTCACTCTTTGTTTTGTATTTGACACCTGATAAATCGTAGGGGGTCTGAGGAATTGAGCCGTTTCCAATATTTGTAGAAAGGTATTGTGCATATGTATAATTTGAAAGATACGATGGATAGGGATTCATTTCCTTATTCACATAGAGTGATTTTTAAATAGACCGGTCATCATGGACTTCATTGTGATCATTCTTTTCATCCTCTGACGAGAGATCCTTACTATAATCAATAACCGGTCCCTTAGCAGTACTCCTCTTACGAAGACGAGAAACGTGTTCTACAAATTGATCCGTCTTCACCTCGGGCGACGAACCGAGTAGATGATGAGGCTTTTGTGTAGGAGGACCGAGGGATTTTAGGCGAGATTCCGCCCGTTCTTCTAGGGTACGTGTAATCGCAAGTTGTGTTTCGGTTTGTTTGGACGTCTCAACCCTTTGAGCAAAGGAAAGAACTGGGCGTTTGGACGGACCCATGGTGCGAACGGATGTAGCAGATGTGGACATTTTTGTAAGAAAGCGTAGGAGGAGGTGGGAATCCTGACACCACCAAAAGAAACTTCAATTTTTTGAAGCGAGTTGCGAGCGACCGAAGCGACGCACTTTAGGTATCATCAAACATCATTTTTCCCTTGCCGCCTGATATTTCAAATACATTCCATGCCTCGCCATACGTTAATAGATACGTTTTACGACTCTTATTACGCGGGTCCATTGGTATAGGTGCCAATATAGGATAGAGAACCGGCAACACCGCACGGGTGAATTGGAGTGTTCCTGCGGGTTGAGCAGTATCAAATGCTCCAAAAGTAATATTGTATACTTCTTGAGGAATAGGATACGTAAAATCCAAGCCCATACGAATATTCTTCCAATAACACGTGACTTCACGGAAAACCGCTGTATCCCATTGTTGAATACGGTCAATGTTAGAAATATTAAGACGTAAAGATGATACAAAGGCGGAATTATCGGAGGCGGTGAGAACGAGTCGCTGCCCCGCCAATGTAGACGCATACGACCGGAGACCTACCAACATACGACTTACAGAGCCAATCATATCAATGGTAAAAGGGAGTTGTATAGTTGCGGAATAGGGCGGCGATGCGGCGACAAACGAGTTATCTTCAATTGTAAATTGTTCGTGACGAACATTTGTATAAGGGATTCGTAGAGTCTGGGATTTGAGCCATAGATTCGCATCACGGGGTAGATAAAGCTGCGTGGATTCCAGAGACATCTGAATAGGCTGAACCTGCTCTAAGGGGAGTGTCACTTGAGTAGTGTCAATAGGTCCCCCCTGTGTTGCCTGGATACGCAAGGGTTTGCCTCCCCACGGCTGCGGTTGTAAACGTCCATCACTTGCTACAACGACCTCGTTCAATTTACGTAAATAGATACGAATACGCCATCGCTGTTGGTTTAACGCCGAAAGCGGCATACCAGGCTCGAACGCCTCTTCACTGCCGAGAATTGGTATAGGAACTCGTAATTCGGCTAAGCTCGCCGAGCGTCCAATGGCAAGTGGCGTTTCAACACGTGAACCGACCTCGTCGTTCATCAAGAATACAGGACCTGTTTCTGCTGTTTGCCGGTTTCGCCAAGAGAGATATTCACCATAGTTTTCGTGAATAAGAACCTGGTCTTGAAATACCTGAATTTTATCAATAATCTGAAAGCCAATATTGTTTGTGTAACCGAAGGTGACCCCACTAGGATCGGTCACGATTCCGGTAGGATTTGCGGCGACTGCCAGAGGCGGCAACCATGTAGGTAATTGAATATGAAGAAAGAAATATTTTGCCATATCACCCCGATGGTCAATATCAAAATCAACCCATCGCCCCCAATCTGGCTGATTACGTGGCTGCGTTATGTAAATCTCTTTGGTGAATGGCACTGAGCGCATATAGACACTATGAAAAAAGGAGACCGTAGGATTCGCGGTAAAAAAGATATCCTTTTTGCCTCTAGCTACGAGTTCCATTAGACCACCGGAGCGAGATGACATTATGAATCTCCTTAATTTATACTTAGCGATTTTAAACCCGCACATTCAATAGAGAGATGTTTCACCCATTGATGACCTTATTTACAGCCGTGCTGTTTATTGCTCTTACACCCGGTATCCTCGTCACATTACCACCTAAGGGTTCCAAACTTGCGATTGCGGTGACACACGGTCTCCTCTTTGCGCTTATCTATGCCGTTACCCATAAGGCGGTCTGGCATCTCACAAAGAAGTACGAGGGGTTCCAAGCTGAGTACGTTTTCCCACCGGCAATCAAGAACGGTGATATCTGTAAGACACAGACATGTATGTGTAATGGTGCGGAGATTGCGGAGGCGGGACGTTGCCAGTAAAAAGCCGCTTTGCGTTAGACGCTCTGCGTCACCGGCTTAAAAACATAAACAATTGAACGACTAACGATGAGTTTTCCGAACATCAGTACCGGCTATGGCTTGACCGTCCAACCAGTTAGCCCGCCGAAGTTAAGTGAACTCAAGGTGACCGATGACAAGCTCAATGTTATTCTTACGACAATTCGCATTCCAGATGAACATATTTGGGCGAATGGTCTATTCCAAAATGTCTATATTATCTATCGTATGCTTGAAGTGATGGGACTCAAGCCCTGGTTAATGGTGGATAATAACCAGAATCATAAGGATGCCACGGTCCACGAAAAGTTCCGTATGATGGATTTTAAGGAGTATGCGGCGAACCCCTTCCCTGTCGCTTCCTACGTAGAGATGGGTATGTCCTGCGATCCTGGTATTCGCCGTTTTTTCCGCTCTATGGGCGCCAAGGTCTCAAAGCTCTATCTTGGTAATATCTTGAATATTGATATTGAGACGATTACGTTTATGAAGGGCGTCAATTTCAGCCATCACGTTGCCGGCGAACTAGACGAGATTTGGGTGAGCCCTCATTACGATTTCCACGCCGAATACGCTGGGTCTATTAATGCCCTTTGTGGGAAGACCAGGATTGCGCCCTACGTATGGGACCCTATGTTCATTGAGAATATGGGACAGGTGTATGACGATAAGGGGCTATCTTTAGAATCGGAGCGGCTCTTCGTCATCATGGAGCCGAATATCAGTTTTCAGAAGAATTCAATCATTCCAATTACGATTACAGAAGCGTATTACCGCCGTCATCCCAAGCGGGTTGCGCAGGTGATTGCGATTAATGGTGAACGTCTCAAAAACAATTTATATTATCAATCATCCGTTCTACCAAATCTCAGTATTTACAAAGACGGTAAGTTACAACTCACGCCACGTGCCCATATTGTTAATCTGGTAAAGGCGTTCCCGTCCGCCATTATCGTAATGCATCAGGTGAATAACGAATACAATTATAGTTTTCTAGAGTTTATTACGATGGGCTTTCCGGTCGTCCATAATATTAAGCGCTTCAAGGACTACGGATATTATTACGATGGAAATGACTTTGATGGCGGTGCCGATCAGATTGACCGCATTATTAAGCACCACGTAAGTAATAAGGTCACCTACGCTGCGCAGGTGAAGCAGCTCACGTGGAACTTTTCTATTCACAACCCCGCGAATCTTGAGGGTTGGAACGACTTACTCTTCAAAAAGGCGTAAGTGCGGCGGCGGTGGAGGGAGCCCAAGAGTCCCCTCTTACCCCCGCCATTAATAACCAGTAAATCTATGCGTTCCCTGTGCTTCCTATCATCTAAGATGACAGAGGTGCGCAAAATGGGGGCGGATGTAAAAAATTGACGTGATGTAAAGGGTATTGTATTCCCCTTACCTCACGAGCAAATGTCTTCCTACGCTTCCGCCGTTCCCTTCGTTGTTGGCGCCCTCGCTGCGACGCTCTTTGTTAGGTCATGGCTTTCCTCGTATATCACCAGCCCCGTGCCGGCAACAACGGAGGTTGCCTCCGCACCTGCCACCACCATCACCACGAATGCTACACTCCTTGCCTTGGATGCCGCTGCCGCCATGAATGCTACACTCCTTGCCTTGGATGCCGCTACTACTGATAATCCGGAACACGTTGTATATACTACTATTG